CATAGACGGTTGCTCCAATGGGTATATTAACGGTAGCAATACCAACCTGGAATGACGTATGCAAGCTCAATCCCCTCGAATAGTCCGGCTGGCGGTTGAAGTTGGCTGTAATGTAAGTTGTTCCTGAACTTGTCTGAAGAATCGAAGTCGTAGATACCGTAACGTTCAGATACCTTGTCGTATTCGCAGCGTCAAGGTCTGTCCACCTGTCAACAACGTTCTGGATCCCGTCTGTCACGTTAAGTGTTTTAGTATAAACTCTCTTATAGGTATGGCTGGCCTCTCCCACATCAGAGAACTCATTTCTTCCCGGCAAAATGTTGCCGTCATAGTCAACGGTAAAAATTGCGGTAGAGCCAATAATCCCGGATCTCTGCCCAGTATATCGAACTACAGAAGGCTGGTCTCTCCTTGATTCATCTATGGCATAAAGGGAAGCCAAGGGCAAAATAAAGAAGATAAAAACTGCTGCAAATATTTTTTTCATAAAGAGCACCTCTTTTTTTAGGAGACTAAATTTTCGATAGACCCCGCATCCGGATTCTCGGGGTCTAATCGCCTTTCAATATCTCGATATTCATTGCAGGCTTCCACTACCGCCGGGTCTAAGGCTTTCCTTCCAAGTTCAAGAGCCTGTGCATACTCAGGAGTCCCTTTCTTTGCTCTTTGAAGAGATAGAGAAGGGACATGGGTCTTTATGTATCCTTCCAGTGTCCGGCTTCTTTTTACCAGCCAGTCCTTATCTTTCCCTTTTGCAATTATCTCATCGTCTTTAGCAAGCTGTGTATTCACCCTGTTTAATTTCTCCTGAATTTCCCCTTTGTCAGAGATATTTCCCTCATAAGAAATATCCTTCGTCAGCTGCTCAAGTTCCTGCTTCTTTTCAAGAAGACCCTGCCGCTCATCTGTAGCCAGCTTTCCTTTATTACCGCCTGCTTTGGCTCTTGTTTTCACAGTAACTAGCATATAGGTTATTCTCCTTTTGTTCCTATTTTTTTTTAATTAGGGGTTGTTTCCAAACACCCAGATCCAGTCAGACCACCCAAAGGAGTAGCGCATATATCCAGCAAAGGCTGAGATCAGAGTTCCAAAATCCCTGTCCTTGAAAAATTGCACGGGCATACGGTCAAACCAGAGCAAAAATTCCTTCATGTAGGTTGAATCCACCATCCACCATCTCGTTGAAGATGTGAGGTAATTCGGCCATACAAGAAGCTTATATTTTCCCATGTGGAAGTTGGCGTTGTTGTTAGCCGTATCCAGTTTCCCCTTGGTGTTTATGATTTCCCATGCAGTCTCTTCCAGAGCCAAAGGCACAATCAGCATGTCGGGAAGGACATCAATGAACTCATCCGCACCGCTCTTTGTCGCAACCATATTCCGTCTGGTCGTCTCGACATTAGCGGGGGTCAGGCTCAGCGTTCCCGTGTTTGATCTAGTAGAAGTGACATTCAAAGAAGTATGGGCTGTGTTACAAAGGGAAAGGCTGTCTCCGCCTGTCACAGCCGAGCTGAAGGAGTTATTGAAAACACTTGCGCCATCGCGCTCGCGTTTCCTTCGGGCTCCAATCGCCATCTTTCTAGGGATCCTCTCAACGACTCCGTATAGATCGTCATCAATGAGTTTCTTCTGGACTTTCTTTCCATCAACGATTTCCTCATGGGTATAAGTGGTCTTATGCCCCTGCTTTTCAGAGGAATACTTAATGTCCCCTTCCAGTTTCTCCCAAGTGCTTTTATCATCCGTCTGCAAATCAAACTCCTGGGCTTTCTTTGATTTCTGCATGTTAAAAAGCACAGGGATGTTAGATGTTTGCTGACGATATACCCCGTCAAAAACCTTTCTTAGTCCGGGTGCTTCTAACTCACCCCAATTCTCTGGTATGTAAGGCATATAGTGTTACCTCCAATTTTTAAGTCTCTTAGTCAAGTGTATTAAGAGCGTGATTGCGGAAAAGAATCCGTGCGAAAAACCGCACATTTAAACTATTCAATCCGGTTACTCCCGAGTCAAGAAGATTATCCAGTCTCTTAAAGGCTACGCTGTCTGACTGATAATAATTATCCAGCACAGTGATAGCCGCTGTTCCAACCGCAGCAGTCGTAGATAGCATAGTCGCAGCAGTGTTAATCACACCAAGCTGATGCCACTGGGGAAGGATCTTAATGACTGTCGTGGTGCTGTCCCAGCCAGTTGTCTCTTTAGTCGTGCATGAGCCAGAAGCAGAAGCCGTAATCAAAGCAAGCCTTCCAGCTCCGGTTCCACCCACAGCATAAAGCCAACCCCTATCAATATCATCTTCAAGAGATGTGATAGTTACCGTGGTTCCAGAAGAAGATGTTACTGCAAGAACGTCTGCCGAAGCCTGAGAATACTCTACCTGCCATATTGCAAACGGATTGATTATAACCTTCCTTAAAGTAAGGTTGGTTCCGCCTGTATTCGTGTCATCACCGGAAACCGTGTTTGTGTGCAGCTCAGCCGCAACTCCAAGCACATCTGCCAAAGCTCCTGTTCCAAGGATCCCAAATCCACCGTTAGTTCCAGGGGTAGCCCCTCTTATAACAACAGCTCCTTCAGAGATATTCGCTCCACCGCCAAAAACAGGGATATCTCTTAAGATTGGAGTGTTGCTTCCGTATAAATCACCTTTGTATTCCATTTTTTTAGCCTCCTAAGTTTATCTGCCAGCCAGATTAACTGAGCTGAAAAATTCTTTACTATAGCTGTCTTCCATGTAGTTATGCCTGCATAGAAGGCAGCCTGCTGCTCTTTTGGGCTCCGTGATAGTTATTGTTCCTTCATTAGAAACTGTCTGAACTGAGATCTGAACAGTCCCTTCCCCTTCCAAATTCTTGGGGTTGTCCCGATTCGTTTTGTTTATCATCCCGCAATGCGGGCAGGAAATAAAAAGAGATTCGCTGTCTTCACCTTTGGCTCTGTGAAGCTCATCGCGGAATCTTTTTCCATCTCCGGCTGTTTCAGTTGGATGTATGTCTCTCATATAAAAAACCGAGCTAAATAAATTTTTCAATTTACCTAGCTCGGTTGTCCCTCAAACTACGGAACTAAATGCTAAGGCTGTTCAGTTGAAATTATAGCACCACTACCTTTTTTTGTCAAGCCCTTATTTTATTTATTTTTTCCCGTTGCATTTACTGACGAAGAAACCATTCTTCGGGTGAATGTCTGCCAGATAAGTTTTCATCTTTTTTTTATTTCCAACCAAAAAAAGATATACTGGAAGATCCTCTTCCTTTATTATGACAACGGGGTGTTTTCTACTTGCGTCCAAAATCCGGCTGCCAGTTTTCTTCATAAGAGGTATCGAGGTCTCTGCTCTTATATTTATTCCACTCTTCCATTGTCTTAAACTTATACCTATTAAACACGACCTGTTCATGCTCATCCAAGGAAGAAATATCCAACTCCTTTTGTTTTGTTTTAGCCCCGTCTCCTCCGCCAGCATCTACTCCTGTGATAATGCGCCCGCCGGATGCGGGGGCTGGTTTTGCGGCAACCCCTAAAGCTCTCTTTCCCGCCACAGAAAAGAAAATATTTTTTACTACATCCTTATTCTTCCTCTCTGCCTCGGGGATATTCTTTAGCTCTTCCCTTACAAAGTGCTCAAGATCATCCGTGTTTTTTACACCGGAAGATTTCAGATCTTTCATTGCAGCGGTAAAAGCGTAGTCCTCCACCAGTTCAGCCGGAGTGGAATCCTTCTTTTGGCCTTGCTGCATGAGGTTCAAGGTGATAAGCTGCTGCCGGGTAAACCCCGTGTCCTTTTCCAACTTTTGAATCTGTGCCTCCGATAGAGAGGGGGCGGCTTTCTTTTTTTCATCTTCTTCAGGCTCTTTTTTCTTTGCCCCCGCAGCAGCGGCTTCTTCCTCAATTCTTTTCTTCTCTGCTTCTGCGGCAGCGGCCTCTTCTTCCAGCTTTTTCTGTTCTAGCTCTTCTTCTGTAGGCATGATTTTATCTCTCCTTTTCTATTAGTTCTTTTTCTTTTTCCGCTTCTCTCCCCGCTGCTGCTTTCCTTTCCGGGAGGGAGACAAAAAATCTAAAGTTTTCTATTTCAAGCTTTAAAGCCATGATCTCATCCCATGCCTTTAACTTCTGCTCCAGTGTAGAAGCACTTTCAAGAATAGAATCATAAATCTTTATCTTTCTTTCTTCCTTAGATTGAATGGTCTTTTCAATCTCTTCCTTTATCTTAAGCCAGTCTGAATTTATGGAAAGCCTCTCAGCCCATCGGCCTTCTTCAATCTTCTCTTTAAGATAGTTGATGGCGGCCTCATCATTTATCTGATCCAGTTTTGACTTGGCTTCTTCCGTCATCATAATCTTTTTCCTCCGGCAAGTATATTCTGCATCCCCGTATGAAGCCCCGTCGCCCCACCTCCAGTCTCTCCGGTGGCTGCCGGAGGAGCGGCTTGGGCTTGCTGCTGAATCTGTTCTAAAGGAAGGAGGAGCTGCCTGCCATGGGTCTCAGGGCGGTTTAAGATAATCTCGTTTAAGATCTCCCATCTGACTGACGGTATAGCGCCAAGCAAGGGCTCCCCGGAATACTTGGCATAAAAGTCCTCCCATTGCTCTTTTAGGAACTCCGGGTTATCTAATAAGGAAGTAATCGTAAGCTGCAAGTGAATACTGTCTGAATTGAATATGGATTTTGAAAGCTCTTTTTGAGTCAGCTTAGATCCTTCTTCCACATTGAAGGTTAGCTTTTCCGCGCCAAATTGATAGTATAGTTTTTTTGCCATGTCTAAAATCTCATTCTCTTTTTGGATGAACATATTTATAAAGTCATCAAGGCGGATGGAGCTCTGCTGCAAGAGCAATGCTGTCTTGGCAGCAGGAGCTCTGGGGTCATGCGGCGTCTCTCTTCCAGAGCGCAGCTCACTAGCCCCAAGGACATTATCCGCTATTGAGTTTAAAAGAGACTCCTCATTAAGAGAATCTCCAAAATCTCTTTTAGCCACTTCCACCGGCTTTGCCACTTTATCCATCTTCATTTCCGGAACCCACCAGCCGCCGCCGGGCTTAAACCTGTTCTCCGGCCTTCTTGGGTCTAGCTGCGCCTTTAAGGATTCATTGAAGACGAACATGGGTTGATCGGTGATGGAGCGGGAATTGATCCTTTGCCTTGCCTGAATACTTGCTTCCATCTGCATATCCCCAAGCATCTGTGCAACGCCTCTCCCAAATATCCTTTTGACCCTTCTCTTAAACCATGAAAGTTTTAAGAAATCATCGTTATGGTAAAAAGGGTATTTATCAAACTGGATGTATTTTTTTGAATTTACATCATAAGTGACAAGATACTTTTCCTCTATTCCATCGTCATCCAAATCCTTAAGGTATCTTCCATGGATAAGTTCATAGTCTTCCGTTTCTTCCGGCTCTGTGATTCCCTCGATCCTGTTCTGGTCGTCCTTGATAGTGTCCTGCGATTTTATTGGGGTTGTTTTAATGACCTCATCCACGTTATCGTATATTTTTTGCTTTTCCATCCATTTTAATTCCGAAGCTCTTTTATACATCCGGATACCAAGGAACCTTGTCCGGCTTTGCCTTGAGACAGTCAAGGGGTAAACCACAATATCTTTAAGCTCCTGTGTGTCAATGTCCGGCCTGTCTATTGTCAGCCTTTCAAACTCAATATCCAAAGATAAGGTTTCCCCCGCTTGAAGCTTTCCTATAAACTCCAAATATTTTTCATTTGACACACCAGCTGCTTCCGGGACAGGAAACCTCCCAGTAAACTCTTCAATGGAATTAAAGGTGACTACTTCCCACGTCTTCTCGGGCTCCTTCAGCCAGACACAAGTCCTTCCCACAGTCCCATCTCTAAGCACAGCCCAGAAAGACTCGTCAGCGCTGTCCACATACATTTTATTGAACTGACGGTTTGTGTTAAAAAACTGGGCGAGGTCTTTAGAGAGTTTTCTCTCCTCTGCGTCTGAGGTATTTTCCACCACGCAGGTAAAGAGCCTTCCCACCATAGGGCGGATAATGCTCATAAAAAAAGAATGAATGATATTCATTCTTGTTTCAACGATGGGTCTTACTATGTCGGATGCGCCCTCCCATGGGGAGGTTATGGGATCGGAGATCCCTTCACTATCGTTAAGCCATCTGCGGAGGAGGGTCTTTAGGTTGGCGGAATTAGAATCCCACTTGGTGTAGATCTCCCCTAAATCATTCTCCACCTCTTTCCGTTTTTCTTCGCTGAGAATAACTTTTCTCTGGAATGGATACAGCCCATTCTTAGGGTTGAATATGGAGACGGATGTCGTTTCTTCAGGCATCCGGGCTGTTTTCTTGGAAGTTCATCCCTGAAGGATTTTTTACAGGAAGTTTTTCTTTGCTTACTTTTGTATAAGGGATATCTGCCGTCATCTTCTTATCAAAAGTTCTTTCCTTCGGCTTTGTCTTGCCCTCGCGCGAATTTGCAACCTGATCGTTCCAATATTTATTTGGCATGATTATTTACCTCTTTAGTCGCTGTTTTTTCCCTTTAATCTTTTCAGAGCCATGTCTGCCGGGTTGGAAATTACGTTGCTGATGGTAGACCTGTCGGTTGTGAGTTTCTTTTTCTTTTTCTTTTTTGGGATTACTGAATAATCGCTTGCATGTGGCATTTTAGTTTATACCTCCTGTAAAATTAAAATCTATGTAAGTATAGCATTTGCAAATTATTCTGTCAATACCCCCCTCTGCCTAAATTTACCCGCCCCGTCCCGCTTTCAGCCTCTCTCCTTTCAAAGTAGGAGTCATACTTGCTCGGAGTTTTTGTGAGAGATAAAGTCCTATGCAGGAAGCAGGCGATTGCCAATGCCATCACCCTGTCATCAAGGTTTCCCGGGGAAGCCTGTATTTTTTTAGTCTTAGGATGGCGCACGAAAGTCTTCAGCTCTGCAAGCGTCTCCGGGTCTGTCAGGATTAAATCCCCCTCTCTGATTGAATCTCTAAGCGCATCCACGATCAAGCCTCTGGTATGCCCGCTTGTAATCCAGCCCAGCCTTTCTGTGGCATCCACAGTTCCGAAGTCAAATTTCTGCATCTGATAAATATTTGGATAAGCGTTGGATCTTAGATAGTCAAGGACAGTGATGCCGCTTTGATTTCTTTCCACAGCAAGGAGCATCGTGTTATAATAGTAACCTAAATTATTTATCATCCTTGCAAACTCCACAGGCTCGACCCACCCATGCATCACAGCCACCTGCTTGAAATCCGCTCTGCGTATTACCTGCGCGCAAGAGGCGTCTCCTTTTTCAAGACCCTCAGAGATATCCACCCCGCAGATATATTCCTCCCCTTGCTTGGGAAACTCCCACACATGCATCGTCTCATCCGGCTCGGGGTTGAACTTTATGGGCACAGTTTATTCTCCGCCCAAG